AAAAGATGTATTAGCTATTGTTACTATATTTTTCTTTGTAAGAGATACAGCAAACAATTCTAAGTTAGCATTTGATCCTGTACTTGTTACAATGTTTGCTACTGAAGGTACGTCTGTAATTTTAAACGATACACCTTGTGATGCTACATTGTTAAATGATGTACCAATAATACCACCTGTGCTATTTGTTGTAAGATTAGCAGATGCATTTGTACCATATGTAGAACTAAATGTTATTGTATCAGCATTAGAATAACTTGAACCAGTATTGCTTGTTAATGTAACTGTAGCTACAGATGTATTTGTTGCATAAACATCTAAGGTTTGACCAGCTGAAAATGATACTTGTTCTGTACCAGCATTGTTACCTGTATTAACATAATGGAAAAAAATTCTATTAAGATCAGGGTTAGTAGATTCAAATCCACTCTTAGATTCATACACTTGACCAATTAAATTAGCAGATGTTACAACGTGTGTGTCAGTAAAGTCTGACATAATTAATTGACCTAAGGATGTATTAGCATCATTAAGTTTTGCAAAAAGTATATTTTGATCTGTTATACTTGCTCCCTTTACAATAGAGCCTTCTTTAAATATATGCTCACCAAAACGCTCAACTTGGTTTTGGAGAATGGTTTGCAGCTGTGTTAGCTCTCTTGCTTGGATAGGCACAGATGGACGGAACAATACTTTGTGGAATTTCTTATCCTCATTATAATCATCATAATATGGGGTTACGTTTAAATCTGTATTAATTGGCATCTTCTATCCTTAAAATGTTATAACAAGTCGAACTATTTCTGTTGTTGTGTTGGAACGACTAACTGCGTCTATATTATTTAGGTAGATTATATCACCGGCATTGCGAACTAAATCTGGATTTGTTTGAGCAGTTAACTTGCTTGACCTTGATGTTGTTTGCCCAGTCACTACATTATCTGTTGCAATGTTAAATGTACCTTTGACACTTGTTGCAGATACCTTTGAGGTATTAGCAAAAAATACAAAAGCGTTTGCACTTGTATCATCCTGTACTATTTTTTCATCTTCATTAAATGCACTTGCTGAACCAAGGTTCTGTTTAAATATATGTCTCTGATCAAATGTAGTAAATGATGATCTCTGAGATTCATTTGATACATTAATTGTTGCTGCTTCTGTTGTATTAACAAATAATGATGTTACATTCATAGTTGCACTAGAAGTGCCACCAGATATGTTAGCATGATTAATTGAATTGCCTGTACTTATATGACCTACTACGTTAGCTAGTAACACTGAACTACTATTAGCAGATATAACATAACCATAACTTGTTGTATTGGCTTGTGTTACTAATTCACCAGATGTCCATGTACCAGATACTATACCGTTTATTTGTACATTGGCATGTTTTGGATCTTTTAATATACCCACTTGTCTAAAATCATTATCTGTTGGTATATTTGCTGACTCTGTATTTGCAAACTCAACACTAATACCTACATGACTAGCTTCTAATTCATTAATTGGATCACTACCGTGACCACCTGCTGGAGCTATTGGAGCTCTTATTGTAGCAAGATTTGCTGAAGCCATATTGTTTGCTTCTATGGTTACATCAATATATGTGTACCCAGAACCTCTTGTTACTACTTCTACATTAGCAATAGTATTACTTGAAGTATTAACTAGCGCTCTTGCTGTTGCATTAGTTCCATCACCTTTTAAAGTTATACTTGGTGATATTTCAAACACACTATCAGATGTACTTGGATTGGTACTCCATGCACTTTCTAAAGTAATTGTCTTACTACTGCCAACATAGTCTATAATTTTATTTAAACCACCCGCTCCAGTACCAGATTTAATATAGATAGCACAATTGTTAAAGAAATCATCATTAGTGGATAATGTAAAATTGCTACTTGCCAATACCTGAGATGTTGCATTAGTAACAGTAGTGAATGTACCGTTACAAAATTCATTATAGTTATTGCCTGAATTTGTTACTAAGTAAGCATCTAATGAGCCTGATACTGCATTAGAAGATGCATTAGTATGTGCAATATATGGAATGTAATTTGTTGTTGTAAACTTAGTATTGTTTGTTCCTGTTACTGTATACATAAATCTCCACTGATAACCATCAGCTGTTTTAAGATATAATGTATTTAAACTTGATGATACATCTGAGTATAAAGGTTTAGATGTACTGTTGCCACTACTTTGATTATTAGCTATGCATTTCCATACATGAAAATCACTACCTTCAGAAGTAACTGCATGATAATCTGAACCATTGAAAGAACCATTGTGATCATCATAAGCTTGATATGCTTTATTAGATGCCCAAGTATTCTTTTCTATCATATGTTTTGCATCACTAGTAGTAACTTGCTTACCAGAAATCATCTCATCCCATACTTGGTATTGTGCATTTGCTACACTATCAGTAGGTGTAGGTGTTGAAGCCTCAGTATATACTTGAGGTTTACCTGTAAACACATAGTAAATAGAGTTAGATGTCTCATCTAATGACTCTATAAACTGTTTAGCATTATGTGTTTTGAATTCTTTTTTTATTAATGTACCCATACTACGCCTGACTTACACTTGAGTTTGCTACTGCAAGAGCCATATTAGCTGTTGCTGATACTTCTGTTTGACCAAATAATTTTGAACCTGCAAGATGAACTACATCTTTTACCTGTTGCCTATATTTATCAAATGGAATTACGGTCCTTACTTGATACGAAAATTCTTGGTAGAAATCATTATCATGTAGATATTTATCTTCGTTTAAGAAGCCTTTATTATTTCTATGGAACCCTGGAGAAATTCCATGATTGTTAACTACTGCAGCACCTGATATTAATTCAGTACCTTTAACCATTGTAACAGTTTCTCCATCTTCATATCCATAACCTGAATTTATAATATTGATACCGTCAATTAACCCTGTACTATTTGTTGCAGTTATATGTAAGTTTGCATTTAACCCTGCACGCTCGTCTAATCTTATTCCTGTTGGTCTTGAACTTGTATTGGCATTTACATATGATACTTCTGCAACATTAGCTGATGTACTAAAGTCTTCTATCTGTACATTGGCTCCTGTATTAAAATCAAATCTTGTATCAAACATTCGTACTTCTAATATATTAGTACTAGTGTTGGAAGTCAACACTTTTCCTTTAACAAATCTATTAACTACAGAAGTAGATTGGCCTGTTACATTGCCAGTTGATCCAGAACTTAATCCTACAAATGTATTACCAGTTGCCCATGTTATACTTGCATCTGTTAAACCAACATTGATAGCTCCACCACTTTCTACTTTTCTACGTTTACCATCTCTTATTGTAAACACCGTAGAGTTACCAGAAACGTATGTTGCATAATTATTAACTGTTGAGTTAACTATCTGTGCTATACCTTCTCCAACTGTAAATGCTGCATCATTAGCTCCATTGTGTGTTATAGCTAGAAAGTTTTGAGGTTGTGTTTGTACTATAACATCATCAACTAAAAAATTACTTCGTGTACCAGATACTATACTATCATATTGAAGCTGTACATTTCTTTGATTAAATTTGTCTACATACCTATTTTGGATTAAAACAAACGGAGGTGATGTGTAATTGTTACCACCAGATGTACTACTGAATGTGTTTATAGATCCTAATGTGTCAGCACTAAATGCTAGTACATCATTTATTACATTTGAAAATCCACCACTATGTGTTGTGTTAATTGTATTGCCATGCTTAGCTAAACCATAACCATGTTTCATTACTGCAGCCAATGTACCAGAACTACCACCTGATGTTGTAATAGTTATTGTTGGTGCACTATAATATCCTACTCCATGATTAGAAAGTGAGATACCAGTTATACCTCCACTGCCATTTGTAGTTACTGTTCCTATTGCATTTGTTGTAGGTAGCTTACCAGTAGTAATTCCTCCACCAGCAAACACCAATACATTACCATTTGTATAACCTGAGCCGGCAGCTGTTATAGATACTGAATTAACAATACCTACACCTGAGTTGGCCCCAGCAATAATAACATCCAGTATAGAACTGTTAGCACTGTTATTAGAACTATGGATGAAATCAGTGTAGACATTTTTTGTCTCTGTATCAACCCCAATCGTTCCTATTGTTAAAGCACCACCACTACCTAATCTTACTGCTGTAACATTAGCTTGCGTATTACTGTCTGATCCTTTTATAAAATTTTGTGAAGTAGTTAAGAAAAGATCTGTACTGTTTGCAACAAGACCAATAGCTGTAGTATTAGCACCTATAATTGTTCCTGTTCTATAACCATTTGCTACAGCTGTTGAATTAGCATTAGTAGATACACCAGCAGCAAAGAACAATTTCTTTACACCAGTTTGAATTATAGCAGTATTCATTCCATTAGATACTGCACCAGATCTTTCTCCTGTTACACGTTGTGTTGTAACATTACTAAATCCAACTGATGCTGCATTGATTGTCAGTACTGTTGAGTTGGCTGCATTAAGCACACCAGTAACAGTTGTATTAACACTAACAGTTTCTCCTAACTCATAATTAACAGTATTACTTTGATGAAAATATTGTACTTGATTTCCAAACGTACCACTATTAACAAATAAAGTCAATGATCCATTTGCACCAGTATTACTAAACACACCAATTTTTCCATTAGCTAAATGATTGGTACCATTCAATGATGTGATACTACTATTAGTTCCTATAACATAAGAAGTAGTATTTAATGCTTCAACAAATGTACTAGTGGCTGTTGTAAAATCTAAAAATTCTATTGGTTGTGTAATAGTTTCTAATGAAAAGAATGTATTACCCCCATACTCTGTTCTGAAGGTTGCATTACTATTTGTATGGTTGTTTACTATTAATGTAGCTGAAGATACTAATACGTTACTGTGGGCTAAATTTGTACTAAAGCCAAAACCTCTTTCATTAATTTCATATTGAGCTTGACCAGTTCCATCAGTAACACTTGTTACTCTTACTTTACCATGACTACCATACAATGAACTTATTACATCAAGATCATCTCCTGGTACTAGCCCAGTCCCTTTTGCTACAAGTGTTATATCAGATAGCGATCCGGTAATTTTTGGTTTTAATGTTCCACCAACATACCCTACTAGCTCACCTCTTTTAAATGTACCCTTAACATTTGTTAGAAATACTACATATGTTTGTTTACCAGATGCAGTTGTCTTTAAACATGATTCAACAGTTGCTGTTGCTCCTGTAATGGTACCTGTTATATCTTTACCTTGAAAATCACTAAAGGCTTCATCTTGATCATAAGGTATTGTAACCTCAATAAATAATGGTTGGTAAAAATCTGCTTCTGATGAAGCCATGACATGCTGGCCAGGAACATAGATGGTTGAATCGACACCATGAACTAATTTCAAAAGTAAGTCAACAGCTCTAGGTGTACCTTTAGATCTGTACACATCCATTATATGTTTTATTGTAAACGCTGTACCTTCATGAGTATCTTTTGGAATACCATTAAGATATTGTTTTCTAAAATGCTCGAGGAATGTATCAACGCTTTGATCTACATCACTACGTTCCATCATCTTTCTTAACGTATATATATCTCCATCAGTTTGTTCTTGGTATTCATAATATGCTTTAAGAAATTTAACAAGTACAGGACCTTCATCTCTATAGACAGCCGGAAACTGTTGCTCAACTAACGGAGAGATAAAGTCTTCAAAATTATTTAAACCAGCCATTTTTATATTACTCTCTTATACCTTTTACGGTTACAGTTGTATCATCAGTTTTTATTTCTATTAAATCATTTAACTTACCAGCAATATCAGCATCCTCACTTCTAGCAAATATTTTTATAGTAGTTCCTGTAGCTATTGCATTAACAGTTACATTAGAAAACGTAACATTACCAGTAGCATAATCTACTTCACCTACATTTGCATTAAGTATTGTCAATGCTGACGTATTAGCTACAACAATTTGAATTGCTCCATCTCCATCATCTCTAAAAGATGCTCCACTAGTGCTGTTAAATGTAAATAGACCAGACTCAATAGCTGGTTCTGAATATGGTAACGAAGCCCCTTGAGCAACTGTCACAGGATTATCTGGTCTTAAAGGATTAAAAAATGAAACTGTATTAGTAAATCCTTGATTCAATGTAGGATTAATTTCTTTTATCATTCTTGTTTGTATACTATTACTTAGAATAGATGTATCACTTTCATTTATTTTTTCTATAAGTTTACTTTGTCTAAATGTTTTATTAAACTTACCAAGATTGTTTGTATTAAATGTTGATATTGCTGATTCAACAATTGTTTGAATACCATTCAGACTACTTGATGTTTCATTCATATTATATGTTACTTTACTATTAACTTCTATTCTTAAAAATGTAGGGTCTTGCATTACTGGTTCTATAGTCAATGGAGACTTGGGATTAATAAAATCTATTATCTCTTGTTTTCTAAAAGCCGGCAATGTGTTATACGTATTGCTTGCAGCAACTAATATTACTTTACCAAATTGAGGTGGGTTAGCTTCATCACCACCATAAACATTCATATCAGTTATATCACCAAATTCATTTTGTACCATAGTTTTATAATCATTAGCTGTTACAGCTCTCTCTTGTGTTGTTAAGGCTCGAGGGGCTGCAAATTTAATATCATCTAATGATTGGTATTCTTGACCACCAGCTGCTCTTGAAACAACTGTAGCTGCAACAGTACTATATCCTGAAATAGCTCCTGCACTTGTAAATGCATTTGCACCATCTGGTTCTGCACCACTTGATACTCTATAAGTAGTTTCAACTATATTACCATCAGTTAATTTTCTTCCAAATGTTCCATTACCAAATACTAATTCATAGCTACCATTTGCAGCAGCTTGAACAAAAAATACATTAGATGTACTTCCAACATCATATAAAGTATTGGCTCTTGACCATTCTGTATTTGTAGTATTAGTATTAGATGTTCTTACACTTACTGTTATACTTGTTGTATCAACATCATAGTTACTAATATAAAATGTATTAGATGTGCTACTCGTTTCAAAATATTCGGTTATAAGTTCACCTTCATACAATGCAACATTAGCTGCAAGATAACTATTGTTAGAATATACTGATATAGCAGAGTTAGTTGAAAATGTATATGTGTTATCACCAACAGTAGTTGTAAATTTAGTTAGTCTTGGTATGTCAATACTATGAGGATTATCACCTGGTGTAATTTGTACATTGGCATAAGCTACAGCACTTCTATAGGAAGTTGGTAGATAGTTTAATTTCTTTGCATGTGAATAAACACTGTCTCTTACTTGAGCACTATCTAAAAACATTTCAGATGCTACATGATTAAGATACATGTTATTGTAATATGTATTATAAGATAGAACATCTAAAAGTACATTTAGGTTAGAACCATCAAAATTATAATCACTAAAATATGATTGGGATGACAAGTATGCTTTTAAGTTTGATTTGATACTATCAAACTCCAAATTGGCTACTATAAATTCAGCATTGGATGCGGTAGGCATTATCTCGTCCTCTCTAATATTATGTCTAGTGTTTCTGGTTGTGTTGTATTTATTATTCTAAAAGTTATTTGAAATGATAATGAGTTGCGATCAGGGTCCCCACCAACATCTACTTTCATTAACTCTGCTCTTGGCTCATGATTGTCAAACACTTCCTCAACCATTTTTTTAGCTCTTAGTTCTAAGCCTGGTGTATAGTTTTCAAACAATAGTCCTGTTAATCCTGAACCTATTTCAGGTTGAAATGGTCTTTCATAACGATTGGTTAACAAAAGATTTCTTATAGATTGCTTAACTGCTTCTGCATTTGTCTTTCTATTAAGTTGACCAGTAACAGAATTTCTCGAAAAATCTGTAAAGAAATCTGAGTATACTACTTTTTTTATATTATGTTCAGTTAATGATTGAATCTTTGACATTTGTAACCTATCTTGTTTATATTATTTATGCCTAAATAGAAGCACTTGTTGCTAAACCTGTTGATACAGTTGTATCAGTTTTCTGTTTTATCAGTTCTGCAAAAACCGTATCCTCAACTTCACCTTTTATTTTTGCTAAAGCTTCTTTAGTTGCTCCGTACACAGGCGGGACAACTTCGTTACTTAATAACCCACCCAAAGCAAACCCAGGTGGTTCAAATGTTCCTAATGCAGCAGCTGCTGCTTGAGCTCTTGCTGCTGACTGAGCTATTTTAGCTGGTGCACCAGAATTAATTACTATCTGTATTGCGTTACCAAGTTTATCAAAGCCTTCTTTAATTTGTTTGTTTCCTAAATTTTTAAATGGGTTAGCAAGACCGCCTGACTCACCTTCTGGTAAACCTGTTGGTAACTTTCCACTCATAAGTTCAGCACCAGGACCAATGTCTGGTAATAGAGTTCCACATCCACCTATAGGTGGTATTGTTAATAAACCTGCTACACCACTTAACATTGAGCTCATATCAAATCCTCCAGCCTGTGATAAACCAAAACTAAGTGAAGGCAAACTTATATTAGGTAAACTTATATCTGGAAGAAATCCAGATATATCTGGAAGATCTAAACCTAAATCAAATGATGGCAGATCTAAATCTAAATCAAATGATGGAAGATTAAATCCAGGAGGTTTAATTGCTAAACCATCCATAAGACCTTGTAACCCAGCAAGTGCTGCTCCTGTTGGATTAGATATAGCTGTCAACATTAAACTTGTTAAAGAAATTAAGTTAGGACTGAAGTCTACATTACAAGCATCAGATAATTCTACTTGTTCAGTTACAGCACCTATTTTTTCTTCAGCTGTAGCAAATAAATCTGATGGACTAATAGCTGTGGCTTCAAGAGCTGCAATTGCTTCATCTGCTGCAGCTTGAAACTCAATTTGATTTATTAGCTCTGTTGGTCTACCAACATCATCTAATTGTTTCTGTTGTGCTAACTCTAATCCTGACGCCATTGTTACCTCTAATTTAAGTTAATTATTCCACCATTAATGTCTACTTCAGTATCACCATTTGCAACCATTGTTGCTGGAGTATGTAATTCTATATTACCTGTTGCATTAACATCAAATGTTAAAGTTGTATTTGCTCTAAAGTGAGACTCTGTTTGTATATTAACATTACTTACAGCTTGTATACTAAAGTTATTTTTAGATGCCATTGATAAGTCTAATGAAGATAGTTGCTTTGTTGTTCCTTTTACATCCTTTAAACTGTTGCCACCAACTAATATACTTTCATTTATTTTAATATTTTGTTTGTAACTCTTTCTAAGGTTTTCAACATATTCACCAAAGACATGAGTTACTCTATCATTGTTAACAGTTAAACTTTGATCCTTTGAAACATTAGTAGCATGATGTGATAGGTACTCTTCATAAACAGTACCACCTACTTTTGTAGTCATGTCACCTCTAACATTAAGATTAAGATCACCATCTGTTTCTATAAACATATTACCACCCTTAGCACCAGGACCTGAGTCACCATCTGCTTGTACCAATAGTCTAACATCAGAACCTTGTACAGTAATACTTACATTACCTTTAACAACCATATTCTTATCATGCATAACCATTTCATAATCATCACCAACAATTTTTGTTACTCTTGTTC